CCTGATCAATGGCGCAAATCCTTTAATATTGGAGGTTCACCAGGTGCTGATGATTTGGATATTGAACCGTTGACTTTGTACCCTGTTAAAATTGTTGAACCTGATGATTACAGACTCACCGGACAGGTCACTTAACTGTTCACCCAGCTGTTCAAAGCATTGATCGATTATTTTTTCTTCTGTGAGGAGCTTGATCTGACGGCTAGTTCGATGGGCATTTGCCATATTTATATTACCAACATCAAGACTTGATAATGTACCTACTGAAGTTATGTTAGGCTGAGCAGCAGTTGAAAGTGTACCCGCTAAAGTAGTGGCGTTTAACGTACCTACTGTAACACTTGAAGGCAGTCCAATAGTAATCGTCTGTCCGCTTGCTGAGGTTTCAATCTCGTTAGCAGTACCCGCAATAGTAAACGTCTGAGAGTCTAAGTCTACTGCGCCTGTTCCTGCATCACCTGCGAAGTCTAAATCAGAGGCTGTTACCTGCGCATCAACATAAGCCGTAGTAGCTACCTTAGTTGAGTTGTCTCCTGATGACTGAGTAGTCGCTGTAACACCGTCTGCAAGTACAGAGGTAGCTGAGACAGTACCTGTTAAAGTAGTAGCTGTTAAAGTACCTGTTACCGTTACCCCTTGATTCGCTCTACCTACAGAAAGTGCTAAGGTATTACCTACACCGTCTTCTAAGAGCTGAACACCTGATACACCTACAGGTTGGTCAGTTGATGTTTTAATAAGACCATCGTATGTACTTGAGATGGTTTGATTTGCTAAACTTGCCATAATTTATAGTTGACTATATGTTCTTGATTCTTGATTCCAATTCGTATTTATTGACTCCCACTCTCTTGGAGGGTTAGCGATTGCATAATACACACTTCCCCATCCCCCTTGTTGAGGTTGTCCCCACCACGTTGATGTGTATACTGCACCGTATCCCATTTTTAGCTAATAGAACTTATGTAATTAGCAAAGCATTCGGGCTGACTTGGTAAATCAACGGAAGCGGTGTTGGATACGTGTCCCCACCAACTTTCGCAGTAGTAACTACCCCAATTTGTTGTGTTTGTCATCTTTAGTTTTCTTTAAGAATCTTTCTAATTTTAGTACGTTAGTATTCTTTGGTTTGTATCCTTTTTTCTTTTCTATAGTACCCATCCGTTGAATGTTGCGTCAGTATCAGGGTGAATGTCATCGTTAGAGTTCGTATAGTACTCAGGAAACGACTCTTGGTTGAATGACATATAATCAATGAATCTTCTTGTGTAGTACTCAGCGATGTCTCTTTCTTTCTGAACTAAGTAATCTACCTCATCTTTAGTGGCGGTCTCTGCGTTCTCCGAAGAGTGCTTGAATATACCTCCGTTTTTAACCGAATAAGCAGCAAACGGTAAGTAATCTACAAGTGCGTAGTGGATTAGCATTGGCTGTACGTAAGTGTTTACCAATTCTAAGTAATCACCGCTTAGTGTGCCTGCAATAATGTCTGCGCTAATCTTGTTGTATAAATCAGTTCCCAAGTAGTTTCTGATGTGTATCTCTTGAGCTATCTTAACGTACTGTACGAACTTATCGAAATCAACGTTTCCATCGATTACCGAGTTGCGTACAATATCTTCTCTTTTTACAAATAATGCTGTTGCCATCTTATCTTGGGTTTGCGTAACCGTTATTCGGCATATCTATTGGTCGTTTAGCTACTAATGGGTCGTTTGTTTCAGGTGTTAGTCCTTCTTGTCTTGCTCTGTTTACGCTCACCTCAGCGTTTGGGTTAGTAGCGTCAGGTTTTACATCCTTAGCACGGTAGGTCTTACGCACCCAAAAGTGGTGACAATTAGCACCGCCTTTATAAAGCCATATATCATAAGTATCAGCTCCTGCTAATCCAAATCCTGCATTGACTGCTTGCGACCCCATCTTCTCAATGTCTTCCTTGCGGTATATCTTAGAAGCAGCAACCATTTTCTTACAAAATTCTCGTGAGTTCTGTTTTGTAGTAAGTGGTGCATATTGGTATCTTACTTTAAAGAACGTTCCGTCTACCTCAGCATCTTGCTCTGAGCCTGCGTTAGGGTTCGCTCTTCCTGTAGATGCAAAGCCCATCATCTTGTCTAAGGCTTCTTCTGTTTCGTAATCCACAGGACGCTCATCTATCAGCTCCCAATTCTCTAAGTCTTCCTCTTCTCCTAACTCGTCAAGAGCTTCAAAGATTTTATCTAAATGCTCATCCGAAGTGTCAGGCTTTTGGCTTGACATCTTAACTCCTGTCTCTTCTTCGACTTGCTCTTTGGTTACTGCGTTGTCTAATTCAGTAAACTCAAGTGGCTGAAGCGTTTTAAAGTACAATTTAAGCACGATGTCGTTATAAGCTAAGATTCGCTCAAAGGCATCGAGTAAAAGTGTCTGAAACGGTCTAATAACGGTATTATCCATCAACGTAGAAGCCGTTTTAAGCTCGTCTGCGTTGTTACCTAACCCTGAGTTATCCTTGATACCTAAAAGCATAGGAGAAACGACCCTATGAGCTACCATTATCTTTCTCATTGATTCATCAGAAAGGAATTGGTATTGGTTGTGTGCATCGCTTAATTGAACAGGCTCTATAGAAGCTGCTGTATCAGCGTTGTCGTTAAAAGCTAATATGAACTTACCTGCGTTGCTTGACCCTGAGAACTTCTGATAAATACGTTGCTCGATAAGTGTTCTCTCCTCCTCGTTTGGTACTCCGTTGTTGAAGTTGATTAACATAGAAGGTGCAAGACCATTCATTATGTTGTTGAGGTGGTAGTTAGAGATTTCTTCTTCGAGTTCTGCGTATTGTAGTCCTCCTTGATAGTCTACAGGTGAGTAGTAATAGAATCCTGCTCTGTAAGGCTTCACAAACAGAATCTCGATTGCCTCTTTAGAGAATCCGAATGCAGGGATGCGTTGTGGCTTATCTGATGGCTTAACTTTAGTCCAATCAGCCATATAGTAGTACCCTTCAATATCTCCGTCCTCGTTGCATTTCTCAGCTCTTAGGGTTTCTACAGGGAAGTGTTCCGCTTGTACGATTCTTGAGCGGTCTTTAGAATAAATGACCTGTATAGCACAGCTACCCATAAGTTTTAAGTCGTATGATAGTTTTCTTACGCAGTCCTTAGAGAATAAAGACTTCATCTGAGCGTATGCTTCAGGCTTTCTGTTTGAATCTGTAGCATCCAATCCTTTACCATAAATCATCTCTGAAATACCGTTGATGATGGCGTTATTGGTTGGAGAACCGTTGTATCTATCAATCAAGTATTGGTAGTAGTTGTTGTCCTCTCCGTACTGTACCCAATCACGATTCTTTTGCTCTACTATCTTAGGTGAGGTGTAGGCATTGAAATTAACAACTCTTAGGTCGTTATATGATTTAGCCTTGTGTGCTTGTCTGCTCATAATATGATGTAATCATTGTCGTAAGAATCTTCTGTAATGTATTCTCCGTTGTTTACAGAGAAGGTTGAGATAGTTTGGTCAGTACAGAATATCTTGTCTTTATATATAACGTCAGAACCGTCCAAAATTGTCAGTTCGTAGAAAACGTTTTCAGTAAGTGTATAAGCGTTTGAAAAAACCAAATAGCCTTTATTAGTCGTAGCATTAATATCTGAATAAGTGGTTACTTCATTAGTGCTTTCGTCTCTTAGTCGTATTGTAATGGTAGCAGGATACTCTCTCGGTATGATAGACATACTTTGTGCATCTGTACTTGTTGTTAATACTTTCATATTCCTGATTCTACCTATATAACGAATCTTAAAGGCACTTTTGCATTAGAAGCAAAAAAAGGGGCTTAATAGCCCCCTTAATTGTCCTTATCGATTAGGTTTATTATCCCGCTTATTAAACAGGGTCTACTGCAGGCTCTATTTGAGTACCTGTAGCAGTTACAGCAGTAGTGATAGCTGTTGGAGGTGCTTTTTCAAGAGCTTCGAAAGTCAAAGTGAATCCTGAGAAGTCTCCCAAGTTAGCTCCTGTAGCAAGTGTACCTCCTGTAAGGTCAGCACCGTGTTCAAAGCCAACTACCCATTGTTGTCCGTTATAATCCTCAACTACGATGTGAGGTTTAGTAGCAGCTAACAATTTGATTTCATCTTGAGTCGCTGAGTCAAGAAGTGGTAACTGTAGCGATACAGTTTGAGTATAGAAAATAGAGTTGTTTTCTCGTGAACCGTTGATTGTAGTCTCTAAAGAAGAAGCTCCTTTAAGGTCATACTGATACCAAGTTCCGTTTACAGCACCTGAAGTCAAAGTAAGACCACCGTCAATGTAAGCAGCGAAGTAAACGTATTTTAGACCACCAACCGTCTTTTCACAAGGTAACGCTCTACCGTTAAGTGTTAAAGAACAAGCCATAAGTTTTTTATAGAATTAAAAAAGGGCAGGCAGGCTCAACTCGGCTTACCTACCCTTCTTTGTTAGACAATTAGTTTAATTAAGATGCAAGAGTGAACAATGCAATATCAGAACCGATACCGTACTGTACACCTGCAGTAAATCGCATGATTACTCTTACGTTTTGTGAACCATCAAGGTCAGCCATATCAATTAGCTTCACAAGTTGATGGTCACTTAGTAAGCCCGTGCCGAAGTAAAGGTTGCTTTTCTGAGCAGCTACGATGTGGTCAGCAGGCATTCCGGGAGTAAGTTGAACTTTGATTCCTTCGAATGCAAGAGCGTTGCCCATATTGTACCATTGAGTACCTTGAGCATTAACACCCGCAGCACCAAGACCTGAAGCTCCGAATCCACCTAAAGCTCTAACATATGCTTGGAAAGCAGCAGTTGGAACGTAGATAGTCAAATCCTCTTTACCATAAACAGCAGAAGGAAGAGCGTCTACAACGTTTCCAAGAGCAGTAATGATGTTAGAAGAAGTGAATGAAGTGATACCTGTGTTTACAGCATCGTTTACATCAGAGTCAGCAGTCATAAGAACTGTGAATCCGTCAAACTCACCTGCAGTAGCGTTTACACCACCCCAAATGTTTTGCTCGTTTTTCTCAGCTACCAATCCTGCAACGTGTCCGATTAAGAAATCAGAGAAAGCAGGTGGAAGGTCAGAGTAAGCAGAGTAACCCATTTGTACAGCTTCCCAATCTGAAACGAAGTCTTTTTTACAAAGCTCAAGGTTTACTTGGAATTCTTCAGGCTGAAGAATACGCTCAGTAAGAGTGATAGTAGCTGTGTCAGTAAAGTCACAAGTAGCGTTTTTGATAACGTTAGAGTCAGTAGCTACTTTCTTGATTACCTCTTTGTACTTAACATTAGGCTTAATCTCGATAGCTCCATCCTCAAGAGTTTTAGACGAAAGTAAAGCTGCAGCGATATATTTACCTGCAAATTCACCTGCGTAAGTAGTAGTGATTGAAGTTGTTGTTGCCATTTTTTAGATTTGTTTATTTAAAGTTTGAAATTTTAGAAAGCACTCGGTCTCTTGTAGATTCTCTTCTCTTAGTTGCGTAAGTGAAAACTTCTTTTTGAGCCTGAGCTTCAGGGTTGTGTTTTAGTGGTGCAGCAGCAGGAGTAGCAGATAACTCTTGTTTAACTTGAGCTTCTACTTCAGCAGCCTCAGCAGCCATTTCTTCTTTTTCTTTCATTCCTGCTTTTAGTTCGTCAATCATAGCTTTGATTTCTTCAACTGCAGCAGCGAACTCTTCTTTTTTCACGTAAGCCATTTCTTCAGCAGCTTCCACTTCCTCTACAGGAGCTTCTTCAACCGCTTCTTCGCTACGGATTTCAGAAATGATGCCTTCTTCTACTACGACAAGAATCTGTCCATCTTCTAATTCGTACTCACCTACAGGAAGAGCAATTCTGTCTTCTTCTGTTACGATGAATACCTCAGCTTCAGGAGCAAACTCTTCTGCTTCGATAACCGCACCATTCTCAAGGGTCATTTGAGCGAACTCTACTTTAGTTTCTTCAGTAGCGACTTCTTCAGCCTTTACTTCTTCAACCTCAGCAGATAGCTCAATTCCTAATAGGTTTTTGATTTCTTTAAGCATTTCTGTTGGTTTCATATACATATAACGATTTAGGGTTTTTATTTTGCATTTTTATGCTCTTGTTCTTCCGATGCCTTGCGCTCTTAGAGAACCGTCACAGCATTTGATATCGTACTTATTCTTATCCCAACAAA